ACATCAGTATCAGTAGCATCAGCTAACGGATTTGCAGGCACAGTAGCTACAGCAACAACTACACCAGCTATTACCATTTCAACATCTATTACAGGTGTTTTAAAAGGTAATGGTACTGCAATAAGTTCAGCTACAGCAGGCACAGATTATTCAGCAGGTACATCAGCTAATACTTCAGGTCTTGTATATAGCACCACAACAACAGGTGCTTTAACAACAGCTACAGCAGCGCAAATTGTTTCAGCTATAGGATCAACAGCAGTTACTAATGCTACCAATTTAGCAGGCGGTACAGTAGGCGCAGTGCATTATCAATCTGCAGCTAGTACATCAGCATTTTTAACTGGTAATACTACTACTACTCCACAGTTTGTAACATCTACAGGCACAGGAACAGTAGCACAAGCACCAACATTAACAAGTTCTACAGGTACTGGTAATGTAGTATTAGCTACAAGTCCTACATTAGTAACACCAGCTTTAGGAACACCAACTTCAGGAATACTTACAAGTTGTACAGGTTTACCATTAAATACAGGTGTTACAAACACATTACCTATTGCCAATGGCGGTACTAATTCTACAGCAACAGCTACAGCAGGTGGTGTAGGGTATGGTACAGGTACAGCTCATGCTTATACAGCAGTAGGTACAAGTGGACAACCATTAATTTCAGCAGGTGCTTCTGCTCCAGCATTTGGTACATTAGCATTAGGTACAGCAAATACAAACGTATCAGGCGCATTAACAGTAACTAATGGCGGTACAGGTGCAGCAACACTTACAGGTGTTATAAAAGGCAATGGTACATCAGCCATGACTGCTGCAACAGCAGGAACAGATTATGTAGCACCAGGAACAGCTACAACATTTACAGCCGCACAAACATTTAACGGATCTTCAAGCGTATTAGCAGCAGTATTTGCAAACGCAGCAGAAACAACAACTATATCTGCTACTGCGGCAACAGGCACAATTCAATATGATGTAACTACACAATCAGTTATTTACTATACATCTAATGCTTCTGCAAACTGGACTGTAAACTTTAGAGCTTCAAGCGGAACATCTTTAAATACTGCTATGGCAACAGGACAAGCAATTACTGTTGTATTTTTAGTCACTCAAGGTGCAACAGCTTATTATAATAACGCCATTACAATTGATGGCACATCTGTTACACCTAAATATCAAGGTGGCACAGCACCTACAGCAGGCAATGCATCAAGTATAGATTCTTATTCATACACTATTGTTAAAACAGGTTCAGCCGCATTTACAGTATTTGCAGCGCAAACACAATTTAAGTAGGATAACTTAATGCCATTATTGTCAAGATTAGCAGTACAAGCGGTAAGAGGTTATGGCATGTTGTCATTTAAAAGCAACAAAATAACAGCAAACTTTTTGGTTATAGCTGGTGGTGGTTCAGGTGGCTCAGGCACAGCAGGCGGTGGCGGTGCTGGCGGATTTAGAACTTCTGCTGGAACGTCAGGCGGTGGTGGCTCGGCAGAATCTGCACTTACTTTATCTGTAGGTACAACATATACAATTACAGTTGGTGGTGGTGGAGCTGGTGGAACAACACCTTCTGTTGCAACTAATAATGGTTCAGATAGTGTAATTAGTGGAACAGGTATAACCACAATAACATCTACAGGTGGTGGTAAGGGTGGTGGCGGACAAAACGGAACTTCAAGACCTTCAGGTAATGGTGGTTCTGGCGGTGGTGGTATGGCAGATGGTTCATTAGTTACAGCTCCAGGAACAGGAACAGCCAATCAAGGATATGGTGGTGGTTCAGGAGTTTCAGGACTTAATAATAGTGCAGGCGGTGGTGGTGCAGGTTCAATAGGTGCAAGCCCAATCATAACTCAAAAAGGTGCTAATGGTGGTTCAGGTGTAGCATCATCTATATCAGGCTCAAGTGTTGGATACGCTGGTGGTGGTGGTGGCGGCGGTGGAACTGCTGGTGGTGGATCAGCTACAGATGGTGGTGGTGCTGGATCTCCTTCAGGAACTGGTAGTGGATCAAACGGAACTGCAAATACAGGTGGTGGTGGTGGTGGTAGTTGGAATTGGTCTGGATCTGGATTTGGTTCAGGCGGTTCAGGTGTTGTTATTATCTCATATGCTGGATCACAAAAATTTACAGGCGGAACTGTAACATCATCAGGTGGAAACACAATTCATACATTTACAGCTAGTGGAACATTAGTTTAATTAAGGATTGATAAAGTGGCACATTTTGCACAAACAGAAAACAATATAGTAACAAGAGTTATAGTAGTAGATAATAAAGATATTACTAATGAACAAGGTGTTGAAGTTGAGCAAATTGGAATAGATTTTTGTTCTAATCTTTTAGGTGGAACATGGAAACAAACATCTTATAACGGTAAATTTCGTAAGAATTATGCTGGTATTGGATTTATTTATGATGAAGTTCGTGATGCTTTTATTGCGCCTAAGCCATATAATTCATGGCTATTAGATGAAACAACTTGCCAATGGAAACCACCTGTAGATTACCCTAACAACGAAAATAAATATATTTGGAATGAAGAAACAATTTCTTGGAATGCAGTAGAGATAATTTAAGGATTTAACATGGCATTTTCAGCGTTTCAAAATAATGCGTTTCAACATAATGCATTTCAGATTATTGCCAATTATGCACCTATACCAACCATAACGGTTACTAAAGGTGGATTTAAAAAAGAACGAATACATAATAGATCTTTTAAGCAAACTGTAAAAGAATCTCTTAGAGAGCTATTAGATGATCCTGTAGCAGTAGAACAAGTAAAAGACATAGTAGCACCTTACTCTAATTCTAAAACGCTTACAGCAAGCTCTATAGATTTTAAATTACTTTCACAGAATGTAGCTGCAGCAGAACGCATTATTATGCTTGCACAGCAATTACATTATGAAAGACTAGAAGCACAACGTGAAATGGAAGATGAAGAAGCAATCCTTCTTTTAATATAATGGCTAGATATATACAAGATCCAATAACACATAAACTTATTCCTGCTGACGAATATTATACACAGGAATCTAATTCGCACTACATTATGTCTGATTATCAACCTTACAAGTCTATGGTGACAGGTGAGATGATAGAAGGTCGTAAAGCACATAGAGAGCATTTAAAACGTCACAATTTAGTAGTGGCGGAACAGAATTCAGCAAGACCACAGAAGCCTGACGGTGGTCAGTTGAAAGAGCAAGTGGCACGTCAGGTTTATGAAAAACTACGTTATAAATAAGGAGCAATAAATGACAACAACAGTAAATTTAATGGGTAGTGGTAGCTCTGGTCTAAGTGCTGAAGCAATCACAGGTATTATTTCACTAGCACAAACAGCAACAGGCGCATCACAAGGTGCTTTAACAATGCCTACAGATATTGTAGTGTATTCAACATCTACAGCAGCTAATGGCCCAACATTATCAGCTACAGCACAATCAGGTGACAGTTTTATCGTTGTAAACAACACAGCTAACTCTATCAATGTATGGCCACCAGTAGGATTTAAAATTGGTACAGGTTCTACAAATGCAGCTTTAGCAGTTGCTGGTGGAAAAACATGTAAATTTTACGCTTTAGGTGATGGAAACTTTGCATCATTATTATCAGCATAATTAACAATTAGGAGTAACAAATGGATAACGAGACTACTCTCGAATCACCATCATTGCGTGACCAAATAGAAAGTGCAGTAGATACAGTAACAGAAGCACCAGAAGTTGTAGAAACGGAAGTATCAGATAAGCCAAGAGACGAATCTGGTAAGTTTAAAAGCAACAAAGAAGTAACAGATACACCTACAGAAGAAGTCCAAGAGGAAGTCTCGCTAGAAGCTAAACCTACTAAGCCAAGACCATCTTCATGGAAAAAAGACTATGAAGAATCATGGGGTAAATTAGATCCTACATTACAGGATTATATTTCTCAACGTGAATCAGACTTTGCTAAAGGTGTTTCTACTTACAAAGCTCAATGGGATCAAGCTCAACCTATTTTAAATAGTATTGAGAAGTTTGCTCCTGTATTACAACAAAATGGTGTTGATCCAGCACAATGGATTAATAGTTTAGGTACTGCACATCAAACTTTGGTATTTGGTAATCCTGACCAAAAATTACAGATGTTTGCGCAATTAGCAAACGATTATGGTGTTGATCTAAATGGATTGTTAGGCAATGGACAACAAACTAGCCCACAATTCTCTATGATCGCACAGGAATTAAGCCAGATTAAAAATCAATGGCAACAATTCCAATCGCAACAAGAACAAATGGAACAAACCCAATTAAAGGGTGAAATCGAATCTTTCAGTAAGGACAAACCTTACTTTGATGACGTCAGAGAAACAATGGCTGGATTACTCCAGAACAATATGGCTTCTGACTTGAATACTGCTTACGACAAAGCAATACGACTACATGATGACATTTGGCAAAAGGTTCAGTCTGAACAGACTAAATCTAGCCAAACAGAGCAGAAAAGTAGACTTGCCCTAGTCAAAGCTAAGGCTATATCCCCTAAGTCAAGCTCGCCTACAGCGAATGTGAGTCTAGGTGGTAAAGGCAATAATCTTCGTGACCAATTAGCGTCTATTGTAGACACTTTTTCTAGCGAAAATATTTAATTAAACTAACAAAGGAGTTTTACTATGGCATTTGCCAATTCTTCAGTTAGTGACATTATCGCTACCACCATTCAATCTCGTTCTGGTGAATTAGCTGACAACGTAACTAACAATAATCCGCTTCTATTAAAATTGAAGTCAAAGGGTAATGTACGCCCATTTTCAGGCGGTAACGTCATTTTAGAAGAAATCATGTACAATGATTCTTCAACAAACAACACTAACTCATATAGTGGCTTTGAAACATTAAACATTTCTCCAAATAGCCCAATTTCTGCAGCGCAATTCAGCATTGCTCAATACGCTTCAGCAGTTACTATTTCTGGTCTTGAAATGTTACAAAACTCTGGTAAAGAAGCAATCATTGATTTACTAGAAGGCCGTATTAAAGTAGCAGAAGCACAATTAGCTAACCGTATCAATCTTGACCTTTATGGTGACGGTACTGGTAACGGTGGTAAGAATCTTACTGGTTTAGCAGCAGCAGTTGCTGATGCTCCATCATCAGGTACTTACGGTGGTATTAATCGTGCTACATGGTCATTCTGGAGAAACCAAGCGTTCTCTGGCGTAACTAACGGTGGTGCAGCAGTTTCAGCAGCTAACATTCAATCTTACATGACTCAATTAGCTATCAAGCTAGTTCGTGGTACTGATAAGGCTGACTTAATCGTTGCTGACAATAACTACTACAATCTATATGTAAACAGCTTACAAGCAATCCAACGTGTAACTGATCCAGAAATGGCCGGTTCAGGTTTCGCTTCACTCAAATTCTACGGTGGTGGTACATCTGCTGACGTGGTACTTGGTGGCGGTATTGGTGCGCAAGAACCAGCTAACCACATGTATTTCTTAAACACAGACTACATTTTCTTCCGCCCACACAAAGATAGAAACTTTGTGCCAATCGGTGGTGAACGTCAATCTGTAAACCAAGACGCTATTGTTAAATTAATCGGTTGGGCTGGTAATCTTACAGCTTCAGGCGCACAATTTAACGGCGTTTTAACAGCTTAATTAAAGGGAGAATATAACATGGCTTTTTCAGTAACCCCTTTAGTAGGGATTGATTTAACTAACACAGTAACAGCAGCTAACATTACTGCTGGACAACAAGTTGTAAACCAATTATTAGGTGTACAAGTTTGGGGTTCAGACGGTTTACGTTATGTATTTGGTAAAGCTAACGCTACTATCAGTGCATCAACAACTGTTTGCGATATTAACACAACAACTTTCCTTGTTGCAGCTTCAGGTGGTTCTTATACATCTCCAGCTACAGGTATGGTAACAGGTGATTATGGTTGGTTTAGTAAGGCTTCAGTATAGTAATAAGTACTCCCCTAGCAATAGGGGGGTTTCTCAAGTGTATTCATGGTGAGTATGCTTGACAAACCAAACCACTTTGGAGAATTAAATGTCAGACACAGGCGCATTAGCAATAAGATTTTATAGTCAAGAAGTACAGAACGATTTTCTAACCAATAAAGAAGGCAGACCAATTAGCTACATGGCTGACTTTGTTAGAATTGAAATACCAGGCAATCAATTAAGTATTATTGAAACATTTGTCAATAACTCACATAAACAAAGATTCCCAACACAATGGGCTATGTATTTGAATGAGAAAGCAGATGGTAATAACAATCCTGATAACGTGCAAGGCACAATATTAAGAGATTGGCCTATCCTTAACTCAGCACAAGCTACAGAATTAAAACACTTCAAGTTCTATACAGTAGAACAAGTGGCAGCAGCTTCAGATCAACAAATTATGGCTATCGGTATGACAGCAGGTATGTCACCATTAGCTTTAAGAGATAAAGCCATAGCGTTCCTAGAAAACGCTAAAGACTCATCTTTTGTACAAAGACAGTCAGACGAACTTAAATTAAGAGAGCAAGAAATTGCTGATCTTAAAGATCAAATGACTCGTTTAGCAAAGATGGTAGAGGACAAAGCTAAATCTGATAAACCTGAAGTAAAATCAGAAACGAAAGAACCTAAAAAGGACTAACTAATGGCTTCAACTCTCTTACAACTCGTTCAACAAGCAACAGGTGAAATGGGATTAAACCAGCCTACGCAAGTTGTGGGTAATTCTTCATCTGATGTAATTCAAATCTATTCACTTATGAATAGCGTTGGGTACGAGATACAAAGAGATCACAATTGGGAAGCTTTAGACAAAGAGTATAGATTTTATACTGTCTATACAACACTTACTTGTACCCTTGTGGCTAATTCTGTCAATGTAACAACAGTAGAATCAACCACAGGGTTAAGTAACCTATATATTGTAACAGGCACAGGTATCAATCAAGATACTTATGTTAATACTGTAACAGGTGCTAATTCATTAACATTATCACAAGCTGCTACACAAACAGGTGTATTTACACTTTATTTTTCACAAGCTAAATATATATTACCAACAGATTGGGATAGACAAGTAGATCGTACACATTACGACAAGTCTAAACGCTGGGAAATGTTAGGCCCTACAAGTGCGCAACAATGGCAATTTTTGAAATCTAGCTATATTTCAACAGGCCCTAGAATCCGTTATAGAATCTTAGGCGGATACTTTCAAATATGGCCTGCAATGAATACTGATGAGTATTTAGGCTTTGAATACATGAGTAACCAATGGGCTACAAGTTCAGCAGGAGTGACACAATCATCATTCTTAGCAGACTCAGATACTTGTATATTTCCTGATCGTTTAATGGTTACAGCCTTAAAGAAAAAATACTTTGAAATTAAAGGTTTTGATTCAACAGCATTTACAAGAGATTATTTACAACAATTAAGCTTTGCTAAAGCCAATGATTCTGGCTCAGCTACATTAAGTTTTGCTCCAACACCTGGTGCAATCTTAATAGGCTTTGAGAATATCCCTGACGCTAACTACGGACAATAAATAATATGTTTCCAGTAAAGAAAAAATCGTCAGGAAGCGTATCATTACCAGCACCAGTCGGTGGATGGAACGCAAGAGACAGTTTAGGAGATATGCCTGCGACAGATGCGGTATACCTTACTAACTGGTTTCCTGCTACTACAGAGCTAGTGCTTAGAAATGGCTATACAAAATGGGTAACTGGCATTACAGGCCAAGTAGATACCATTATGGCTTACGAAAGTGGCTCTACATCTAAGTTATTTGCTATTGCTGGCGGCTCTGTATATAACGTCACTAATCCAGGATCTGTAGGTGCGGCAGTATTAACAGGATTATCTAATTCACGTTGGCAATATTGTAATATTACAACTAGCGGTGGATCATTTTTATATATGGCTAACGGTGTAAATACACCTTATCTATATAACGGTACTACATGGACAAGCATTACAGGTGCTTCTACACCAGCTATTACAGGTGTTACTACTACATTACTTAATAACCCTATTGTATTTAAAAGCAGAGTATTCTTTACAGAAGCTCAATCTTTACGAGCATGGTTCTTACCTACATTATCAGTAGGCGGAGCTGCACAATCTATAGATATTAGTGCGTTTGCTTACAAAGGTGGTTATATTGTACAGCATGCAACATGGACAATAGATGCTGGTTATGGTGTTAATGATTACTATGTTCTTTATACATCTAAAGGCCAAGTAGTCGTATATGCAGGAACAGATCCTACATCATCTACATCATGGTCTATGGTAGGCGTATGGGATTTAGGTACACCGGTAGGCACTCGTTGTATGTATAAATACGGTGGTGATTTGCTATTACTAGGTAAAGATGGTCTTACACCATTAGCATCAGAATTACAATCATCTAGACTTGATCCTAGAGTAGCTATAACAGACAAAATCCAATGGGCTGTATCAGAAGCTATTACAAATTATGGTTCAGAATTTGGATGGCAAGTATTGTTTTATCCAGAAGAAAACCAATTATGGTTAAACGTGCCTAATACTGTTGAAAAAACACAGTTTGCTATGAATACTATTACAAAAAATTGGTGTAATTACACAGGTTGGAATGCTACATGTTTTGAATTATATAACGATCAACCTTATTTTGGTGGCAATGGTTATGTAGGTCGTGCATGGTATACACAATCAGATAATGGATCTAATATTAATGCTACTGCATTACAATCATTTTCAGCATTTGAAAGTCCAGGACAATTAAAACGATTTACAATGTCTAAACCCATATTTAGAACATCTGGCAGCCCTGCTATTTATTCTAATGTAAACATAGACTTTAACTTAGATGTACCTGTTACAACCCTTAATTTTACGCCCACATCATCTGGAACATGGGATAATGCTAAATGGGATGTAAGTATGTGGGGTGGTGGTTTATCCATTTTACAACAATGGCAAGGTTTAAATGGTGTTGGCTATTATGGCGCACCAATTGTTAAAACATCTTCACAAGGTATTGATGTAAGATGGGTTTCTACAGATTTAGTTATTGAAAAGGGTGCAGTACTATAATAGTTCAAGGTCAAGAAGTTGGCGAGTGGGTATGTGAAAAGGCAGGTGGCCAATGGAATCCATTGTGTCAAGCTATTGGTCAAGTAACAGATGATAAGTTTATTATAGGCGTACTTTATAACGGTTATACAGGCAGTTCAATATCAATTCATTCAAGATGTGATATACCAGCAAAAGTTTCAAGAGAATTTTATTGGGCGATATTTAATTACCCATTCAATGTATTAAAAGTCAAAAGGCTCACAGGATTAGTCTCTACAGCTAATTTAAAAGCACAAAAATTAGATGAACATTTAGGTTTTGAACGTGAAACCGTAATAAAAGATTACTTTCCTGATGGTGATGGGATTGTTTATATTATGCGACCAGAAAATTGTCGCTTTTTAAAACTCGGAGATAGATATGCAAAGTAAGTTAGCTAGATTATTAGATCCACTTTATAGATGGATTACAAGTTACATGGGTGACTGTGGTTTTATATTATATGGTATTGGTAAAGATGATGCACCACCACCACCAGACTATGCCGCAGCAGCACAAGCTACCGCACAAGGTAATATAGATGCAGCTAGAGTAGCAACAGCAGCTAATCGAGTTAATCAAATAACACCTTATGGTAATCTTACTTACAAACAAACAGGCACAGATTCTTATGGCAATCCTACATGGACTGCTACACAAGAATTAGCTCCAGCACAACAAAAACTTGTAGAACAACAAGCAGGATTAAGTTCAGGTCTTTTAAATACAGCTCAACAAGGTTTAGATTACGCTGGTAATTTAATGGCTAAACCAGGCATTGATATGTCTAAACTACCTTCTACAGGATTTAATCCAGGTCAATCATATCAAGAAGCTATGATGTCAAGACTTGCTCCACAAATTGATCGTGAAAATCAATCTTTTGAACAAGATATGGCTAATAAAGGTATTGGTGCAGGTACGCCAGCATATAATACTGCTAAACAACTATTAGGTCAAACTCAAAATGACAGACTTAATTCAGCTACAGTACAAGGTCTTAATGCAGGTCTTACAGCTAATCAACAAGCTTTTGCTCAACAAGGTTACAATCAAATGCAACCAATCAATGTTATTAATGCTTTAAGAACTGGATCACAAGTAGCA